TTACACCTTTTCTCAGTATAACATGAAATTTCGAGGAATAGGAACATTCACGGTTAATGCACCACTTGAATTGAATACAATCTTTCTAAACAGGGAAGAACAATATTATCTGTTGTTTAATGGAAACGTACATCCAGTTGTCGGGAAAGTTGAAGATGTGAAAAAGGAATCTGAGGATGAAGAAAATAAACTAATTATAACAGGAAGACTTGCATTATTCATCTTGACAAAACGGATTGTTTCTGATACTATTAATACAAGTGGAACAACGCTTGAACATATGGAAAAATTAGTAACAGAGAATATACTGAAAGTAAAAAACAGCCGTTATCTTCCTATTACAATTGATGATAGTGCAGTGAACAAAAACAAGCTGTCTAAAGTTGATAGGCAAGTTACAGGCGGTTACATTTGGGATGAATTTGAAGAACTTTTGGAACAGGATAAAATAGGAGTAGAATTATATCCGAAGATAGTTCCGACCTACAGCATGAATGATATTTTTTCCAATGTTACGGATTGGACGTTGAAATTCTCGTCTGGGATTGACAGAACAAAAGGGAATGTAGATGGAAATGTTCCGGTAATTTTTTCGCAACAACTTAGTAACATAAATAGAGTTGATTATGAAAGAAATGTAGAGAATCATTGCAATATTGCTTATGTTGCTGGTGAAGGTGAAGGAAGTAACAGAAAGTGGTTTGAAATCCCTATTAATCAGGAAGAGTCACAAGAAACAAAAGGTTGGGAACGAAGTGAATTATGGATAGATGCAAGAGATATTCAGTCGGAAGATGATGATGGAAACCAACTAACAGATGAGCAATATAATGCACTGATAAAACAAAGAGCAGAAGAAAAAGCCGTTGAAAATGATATACAAGAAAGTTATGAAGCGACAGCCATAACAAAAAATAAAAGATATGTTTATGGAAAAGATTATTTTCTTGGTGATTTTGTTACAGTTGTAGATACTCAACTAGGGTTTGAATTTGATGTGCAGATAATTGGCATAACGTTCTCAAAACAAGATGCAGAAGAAATTACTGACATTGAATTGCAATACGGAAATAAGCGTATAAGTCCACAGTCAATTCTACAACAGAACAAAAGGAAAACAGAACAAAACTCAAACGATATTCGTTACATTTTAACGAAGATTAAATAAAAGATAGGGGGTGTAAAGAAATGTCAATAAATGCAAAAAGTGGATTTTTTAATGCAACAAAAAAAACTGATGGCAGTTACGACAGAACGTACGATGCATCTGATTTTGCAAGTTATTTTTCAAATTTTGTTAGTAATGGTGTTTTTATTTCACCAGCAGACCAATTAATGGTAAGTGCAAAAACAGGACTGACAGTAACAGTCAAAAAAGGAAAGGCTTTTATCGAAGGTTATTGGTTCGAATTGGTAGAAGATTGTGATATAACGTTGCCTGTAAATTCTGGAACACAGGAAAGGATAGATGTAATATGCGTTAGACTGAACAAACAAAATAGGGCAGTTGAACTAGCAACAAAATCTGGCGTAACAAGTACACTCCCTACTGTCTCAGGAACAGTACACGAATTGGTGTTAGTGGAGATTGCCGTAGGTGTAAGTATTACAACGTTGACAGCAGGAAACATTACCGATAGAAGACCAGACAAAAATTATTGTGGATATGTTGGTGCGCTTGTAACTGATATTGATACGACACATCTTTATAATCAATTTACGAATCAGTTCAACACATGGTTCGCAGAATTAAAAAAACAATTCGGAAGTGATGCGGTAGGAGTGTTGCAACAGTCTATTAGTAATCTAACTGATAGAATGAATACAGCGGAAACAGAAATTTCAAAACGACTTAAAATTAAGCCGTAGGAGAACAAAAAGGAAAATGGAAAATGATAGATTGTTAAATGTAATGCGTGATACAATTAAGCAATATGTAGAAGCAAACAAAAGGAGTTGCATCATAAATATATCAACATTCATCAGAAGTTGATTCCATTAAGGCAGTCACAGTTTCCACAAATGATTCCGAGAGATTGGAGCAAATACACAACAAATGATGTAAACGATAGTGTTCTTCCAAAGTTTGTGAAGAGTGCTATGGAACAGTACAAACAATGGGAACATGAAACAAAAGAACTGTATGAGGAACAGTGGAAGAAGAAAGAAGTAAAAAACAAAACACAAAACAAATAAATGAAACACAAGCCTATATATTATATATAATATTATTAATATAGCTTATAAAAGCTATTTATGTTATATGTAAATATATAGGCTTTTTTGTTTTTTAAAAAAATATAAAATAATTGTTGACATACTATGTGTTATGTGTTATTATAATATCAGAAACAAGGAAACAACATAAAATGTGAAGGAGAAAACAAAAATGATGAATGAAAAAATAATGGAAACAGTAGAAAGCCTGTATGCAGGTGTAAGAAGAGATTTATTAGAAGTACATGAAGCAACAGATAGAATGTGTGGTTATTTACGTTGCCTGTGTGATATGGGAATGATTACAGAAAACACTCGCTCCAAAATGTATACAGACTTTGTAGAAAAAGTTTTAGAACTTGAAACAAAATAAAAATAAAATACCACTTGACATTAAAAGTGTTGAGTGGTATAATAAAAACAAGTTAGGAGGAAAACATGAAAAAGTTAAAAATGTTCTGGAAAGAATGGGGAATCACAAAAGAAGAACTTGAAATAGGTTTTGCAACGCTTTGCGTGTTGTCAATCCCATTTCTTATTAGATTCATTGTTTTATTTATCATGGGAATCTAGATATTGACAAATAGAATCTAGTATGATAAGATATAATCAGAAACAAGAAAAACAAAAGTAAACAAAGAAAAAGGAGAAAACAAAACATGAAAAGAACAGACTTAGAAGCAATGAAAGTAGCAGAGTTAAAAAAGCTGACAAAAGAGCATGGTCTTACATTAGAAAGTAAAGGTCATAAGTTCAACAAAGCAGAACTCATTGACAGACTTGTAACATTAAAAGATATAACAGAGGAAACAAAAACAGAAGAACCAGTAAAAGATTTTGAGAATCTTGCAAATAAAGTTTCTGTTGTATCAGATGAAGAAGAAGCGTGGGATGAACCACTCACACAGGAAAATAAAGAAGCCGCAAAACAGGAGGGAATTGAAACAAAAGAAGAAGAAAACAAAAGACCTGTACCGGGTGATTCAGATTACATTAAATTTGCAACGACATTGCAGGAAATTGAAACAAAATACGGACATGAAAAACAGGCATATGTTTATGATAATATGTTAAAGGTTGGCTCATTTGTAGTGTTTATTCATTATGTAGAAGCAAAAGATGGAAACGTTTATAAGAAGCTGAGGACAGCAAAAGTCATTGGTGTAAACAGAAACAAAAAGTTAGTAAGAGTGGAAACGCCGATGAAAGCTATTATGGAACTGACTTTCGAAGAATTACTGTATATCAGAGAAGATACACCGGAATCAAGTTATCCAAATGATATCAGAAAATACATGAAACAGCAGAGAGAAAGAAGGGCAAGCTATGAAAGCAGTAGAACAAATTAAAGAAAGTGTGCAGAAGTTATACAAAGCACAGCAGGACAAAAAGAAGTTCGACAAGTATTATGAGGATGTGAGAAAGAAAGAACAGCTGTGTATTAGCAATTGGATGTTTTCAAACTTGAAAAATGGAGAAAACAGTTTCACAGTGAAGTTGGACAACGGCATGGATTTCTATAGCAGTCCGGTCACAGTTACTGTAACAAAAGTAAGAAGAAAAAAAATCACATGGGACTTGGAAGCACTCAGAAAGAGATTATCAAAAGAAAAGTTCAAGTCAGTTGTAAACAAACAATACAGTATAAATGATATGTCAGGGTTAATAAGATATTTGAAACAATGCGGAGTTGACCCGAATAAGTTTAAGAAGTTCATTGATGTTTCAGAAACATTAGACGAAACAAAACTTGATACAATGTATGAAACTGGAAAGTTAAAACAAGAAGAAATCAGAGGATGTTATACAGTAGGAATTTCTGAGCCTTATTTCCGTATCACGGAAGAAAAAACAACATGATAAGGAAGTACACTGGAAAAGACCTTGCAAAAGTATTAGTTTATTATGGAATTGTGGAACAGATAGAAACATCAGTATTTAATATTATTTGTCCGTTCCACGATGATATATACCCTAGTATGAGAATAAACTTAGAAGATGGTTCTTTTCTATGTTTCGGATGTGGACAAAATGGGGATGCGTTAAAGTTTGTTATGCTTGCAAATCCAAAGCTAAACGAATTACAATGTTGTATTTTGCTCGAACAAATTATAAACAGCAAAGAGATAAAACAAATTGATGTAAAATACAGAAAAAAGCGCAGAGTGAATAACAGACAGTCATTGATAGAAGCAAAAGACTATTTCTATGGTTTACGTTCTGTTGACTGGAATACGGTAAAAGGCAAGGATGAAAAGGAAATTCTTGACTATATGAATAAAAGAGGATTTACAGCAAAGTCATTAAATGTTGTGGATTGCAGAAAAAATTACAATATAGCATATCCTTTTGTTTTTCCGATTCTTGATAATGGAGTATTCAAAGGATGGGTTGGCAGGACAACAAATAAGCATACCGAACAGAAGCGCAAATACCTCTATAATGACGGTTTTAGAAAGCGAGATACATTATGTGGCACATACTCAGAAAAAAGCGTTGTATGGCTATGTGAGGGATTTTTCGATTATCTCAGTCTAAAGACAAGAGGGTATATAAAAAACTGTTGTGCATTGTTAGGATGGCATATCTCGGACGAGCAAGTAAAGAAGTTAAAACAAAAAAATATAACAACAGTTGTATCTGCATTAGACAATGATAAATGCGGAGAAAAAGGAACGGAACTGTTGAAAAAATATTTTGATGTTATTCGTTTTCAATATCCAGAAGGTGTGAAAGATGCAGGGGAAATGGATGAAAGAACATTAAAAAAACAAATATTAAAAACAAAAAGGAGTAGGAAATTATGAAATTAAGTATTTCCGTTATTGTAGCGGCAACATTCGTTCATAAATCAGGAGAAAGATTTCAGGTTGACAAGGTTGTTCGAGAGGAGTATAATAAAGGTAGCGAAGAGTATGAAGCATTAGCAAAAGCATTTGAAGAAGCGACTGGTGTAAAGCAAAATGAAACAACAGAGGAAGCATTTAACGAACAGCTTGGATTATATGTTGCCGATAAAATTCGTGATACAATGAAGGAAAGAATAGACCATATTTGTAAGTGTGCAAGAGAAATTTATCTTGGTAAAGCAGACCGTGGAGTTATAGAGTTTGGTGGCTGGTTGTTAAACTTGAAAGATTTTAGCGCAGTAGCCTTTGAAGATACAAAAATAAATGTTTCGTACAAATAGCAAACAAAACAAAAGGAGAATATAGAAATGGGAAGAATTAAATTATCGAACATCAAAAGCGAGATTGCAAAGTCTGGAAGCAGTAAAGGAAAGTTTCTGTATTTTAAGGAGAACACAAAAGTGCGTGTGCGTTTTCTCACAGACTTAGAAGATGGTATGGAAATGCCTTTTCACGATAGTTTTGCGCTTGGTGTAAATGTTCCGTGTCAGGAATTATTTGGCAGAGAATGTCAATATTGCGAGGATGAAAACTTACGCACAAGAAATATGTATGCATGGTCTGTATATGATTATGATTCGAAAGAAGTAAAAATTCTTATGTTTGCAGTAAATCAATGTTCGCCAGTTCCTTCATTGGCATCCATGTATGAAAGTTATGGAACATTATGCGACAGAGATTATGAAATCAAACAGGTAGGCTCTGGACAGGGTAAAACGTTTAGCGTTATTCCGTTAGATAAATCAAAATTCAGAAATACAAAAGTAAAACCACTATCTGATGCATCCATTCTGAAATATGTTGACAAGGCATACCCGGCAGATAATTCAGAAGATTTTGAGGACGAAGACGAGGAAGAAACAAAACAGAGCAAAACAAAAGGTAGAACAAAACCTGCAACAAAAAAGAAAACAAAGCCAGAGCCGGAAGAAGAAAATGACTGGGAAGAAGACGAAGAAGAACAGGAAAATGATTATGACAGCATGAAGCCACAGGAATTATATAAGCTGTGTAAAGAAAGGGACATTGATTGTAAGCCGAAAAAGTCAAAAGAATATTATATCGACCTGTTAGAAGAAGCAGACGAAGAAGACAGCAATGATGATTGGTCAGAGGACGAAGAGGACGACTGGGAAGAAAACGAGGAATAAAACAAATTGAGGGGTTGACATTACCCCTCTTTTTTAGTATAATAATAAGTGACAAGAGAATATCATAGTTGAAGGGAGAAAAATTGAATATGGGAAATTTTTTCGATATGCACCGACATGATGAATATTCATTATTTGATGGATTCGGAAAGCCTGAACAATTGGCAGTGGTAGCAAAAGAACTTGGGTACAAGGCATTAGGAATTAGTAATCATGGTTCTATTAGTGGTTTAGTCAAACATTATCAGGCGTGTAATGAAGTAGGAATAAAGCCAGTAATGGGATGTGAAGTATATTTTCAGCCTGTGTTTAAAAAGGAGCAACAAGATAAGCATAGATACCATTTAAACCTATTTGCAAAGAATTTAAAAGGGTATCAAAACCTCTGTCATATAATGACAGTTGCAAACACAGAACAGTTTTATTATAAGCCAATCGTTGATTTCAAGCTGTTAGAAAAATATAGTGAAGGGCTTATTTGCACGACTGCCTGTATAGCATCAGCAACTTCACAAGCTATTAAAAATGGTAACAGAAAAACGGCTAGTAAGTTGTTGGACAAATTCAAATCAATATTCAAGAAGGATTTATATATTGAAATACAGCCATATAAAATTGACAATGACGGAACACAACAAAAAGTTGATTATGTCTTAATGGCAATGGCAAGAGAAAAACATATCAAATGTATTCTTACATCTGACAGCCATTATGGAAGAAAAGAAGATTTTGACACATATTGTAAAATGCATGAAATTGGAAAGACAACGTTAGATGTTAAAAATACATACAAAGAAAGATATATGCCAAGTGAATATGAAATCACAGATAGATTTGCAAAAATGTATAAAACAAAGTTTAAAAACGCTATGCAGATTGCAGAAATGTTTGTGGACAATATGAAAGAAATATATAACAAGATTGAAGATAACATTCTTGAAGGATTGGAATTAGAGTTACCGGACTTAGGACTTGAAAACAGTAGAAAAGAATTACAACGATTGATTGTAAAAGGATTAAAACAAAAAGGGAAGCATAATAAAACATATTTGAGTAGATGTAAGAAAGAACTGGAAGTTATCAGTTATCATGGTTTTGAAGATTACTTTTTGATTGTGCGTGATTATGTTATGTGGGCGAAAAATAATGGCATTGCTGTTGGCGGTGGTCGTGGTTCTGTATGTAATTGCTTGATAGCTTATGCGATTGGAATTACTAATGTTGACAGTATCAAGTATAAGTTAGATTTTAACAGATTCATGCGTAAGGAAAAGAAAACGTTGCCAGATATTGATTGCGATTTTGAAACAAGTAGGAGGCAGGAAGTTATTGATTACGTTATCAAAAAATACAAAGGTAAGGCTATACAGATATGTTCATATGGAATGTATGATATTGACAATCTTGTAAATGATCTTGCGAGCGTGTGTGGACTTAAAACAACAAAAGAAGTAGATGAATATGAAGCAAGCGAAAACAAAAGAACAATAGCAGAAATTAAAGCATATATTAGAAGTTATGTTTTTGATGATGAACTGAACATGAAAGCATTACTAAACGATATGAGAACGCAAGTATTGAATGATAGATATGATAACATTATAAAACATTTTTCAAAGATGTATGGGAAAATCAAATATCTTGGAAAACACGCCGCAGGAGTGGCAGTAGTTGGAACTGATATATCTGATTATACTTGTATTATCATGCGAGACAGAAAAACAGGTGCATTAAGTAGTTGTTATGATAAAGACGATTTGGAACATATTAATTGCGTAAAGTTTGATATGTTAGGACTTAAAACAGAATCAGAAATGCGTGAGTTGGAACATCTGACAAATCATATTGTAACAGACGAAGAAATAGAAGACACGCTTGTTTTGGGAGCGTTTAGAAATGGCCATACAGATGGCATTTTTCAGATGGAAAAATCAACACCAAAGAAAATCCTGTCTATGATACATTGTGATTGTGTGGAAGATGTAATTGCCGTAAATGCATTAAACAGACCTGCGCCGCTACAGTTGAAAATGCATGAAACATATGCGTATAACAAACTATCAGGAAAAGTTGATACAACAACGCCATATTACAAATACACAAAAGAAACTTATGGTACTATGTTGTATCAGGAACAGACCACAGAAGTTGCACAAAAAGTTGGACACCTTACAGAACAGCAGAGTTTTGATATGTTAAAGATTATGAAGAAGCAAGAAAACCTTACAAAGCCGGAATATGTTCCAATAATCGAACAAATGAAAAAAGACTTTTATAAGGGTTGTAAATCTGAGGGGCTGACAAAAGAACAAACAGACAGTATTTGGGCGAGTATGCTTATATATGGATTCAACAAAGGTCATAGCACTGGCTATGCGCTTATAAGTTTACAGCAAATGTTTTATAAAATTTATTACCCAACAGAATTCTGGTATGTAAAAATAAAATATGCAGGAAGTGATTCAGATATCTATAAATATTCTGAGTGTGCTGTTAAGGATGGTGCAGTGGTAATGCTACCTCATGTCAATTACACAGCTAAAACAAGTATTCGTAAAATGGACGGAGAGAACGTTATACAGCAAGGTTTGAGTATTATTAAGGGTATCGGAGAAAAAGCCGCAGAAGCTATAGAAGAAGAGCGTAAAAATGGTGTATTCAAAGATTATGATGATTTCTATGATAGATGTAAGGGAAGGGCAGTAACAAGTAGGGTCATTGATATTTTAAAAGAACAAGGTGCATTGGAGTTCAAGAAGCAAAAGTATTTGAGTAGAGTAGTCAAATATAATAGCACTTTGATGGCGAGGTGAGAATGTGGCAAAGTCATATGAATAAGCGAAAGACAAAATAGAACAGGAATATAGCATATACATTGCAATCAAAGAAAATACACGAAACAAACGAAAGGGGGAACGCAAAACAATGGAAGAAATTAAAGTAAATGATAACGTAAACCATCCGAGCCACTATGAAGGACACACAAGTATTGAATGTATTGATGCAATGATTTTAACATTCGGAGTAAAAAGGACAGCAGAATATTGTGTGCAAAATGCGTATAAATATATATGGAGACATGAAAATAAAAATGGTATAGAAGATTTGAAAAAAGCAGAGTGGTATCTTAATAAATTTGATGAACTCGTAACATGGTGTGAAACAAAGTTTTCTGCGGATGGAACAATCGAAACGAATTATCTGGAAATAGGACAGGTGTTGCGTGGAATGATTAAAACGGAAAGAAAGAAATATGAGGTAAACAAATGAAACAATTAAACAAAGAAGGAATTCTGAGATTATGTAATGAAATAGATAAAAAGGAAAAAGGTTCTGTATATAGTCTTGGAAGCAAATCGGATGCATTAAAAATTCCTAGATGGTCAACAGGACTTACAGACCTTGATAACATTATCGGAGGTGGTGTTCCATGTGGAAGAACAATAGAAATTTTTGGTGCTGAGAGTGCAGGAAAAACAACACTTGCTTATCAGATGTGCGCTCAGCATGAAATGTGTTTAGACATTCCAATAGAAGGAACATTTGATTCAGAACGTGCAAAGCTGTTCGGAAACCGTCCGAAACAAATGCTGGTGTATAGAGCAAGATATGGAGAAAAGGCTTTTAACCGTGCAATTCGATTTGCAGAGGAAGGAATACCATTAATCGTTATTGACAGTGTACCATCATTACAGCCAAAGGATGATATCGACAAGATAAGAAAGGCAGTCAATACAGACAGTGAACAGGAAATGCGTATCGGTGGTGTTGCTAGACTTATGGACAAGTATTTACCAACACTTGAAGATGTAATAGAACAAACTGGGACAACAGTTATTTTTATCAATCAGATTCGTGATAAAATGAACGCATTGCCTTTTGGTGATAATATTCAAACTCCAGGTGGTCATAAATTAAAACACAGTGCAAGTCTTAGAATACAAGTAGCACGAAAGGGATGGATTGAAATACCGAACCACAATCCATTCAATACAGAAGCGAAGGAAAGAATTGGTATCGTTATGAAAGTAAAAGTTGTAAAATCAAAAGTGTGTAATCCGATGCAATCTTGTGAAATACCTATGTTCTTCGAAAGGGGTTTTGTAGATTTTGCAGACTTAGATTCTACCAGAAAAGAAATTATGGAAGAACACAAAAAGAAGTATAAGGAAATGTTAGAGTAATGCATTTATATATCATAACGTTTCTGAGAACGTACGAAAATAATAAAGTTGTAGAACGAGATTTCTATTGTTACGCCGAGACAAAACAAAAGGCAATCAATAGATTTTGTTCTACAACGGACATAAATAAATCTTTCATAAAAACAATTCGAGAGGTAGAATGATGGGATTGATTGACGATATTAAAAAAGAAGCAGATAGGAATGGAACAAAGCTACAGAGTACGGAAGAACAAAAGATAGAACAATTATTGAACAGTTTGTTTTATTTGGATAAGAACATACCAGAAGAATTAAAGTTTTTGAAATCAGTTATGACAAGAGGTTCAGATACAACAGAGAGAAAAGGATTACACGCATCTTCTGTAATTGTATCTGATGATAAATTTTGTTATAGACAGCAAGTATTATCATTATTTTACAAACAGCTACAAGGGGAACAAACAAAAGTAGGATTAAAAAGAATCTTCGCAGAGGGTGATGCTATTCACGAAAAGTGGCAGAGGTTGTTCATACGAGGTGGCTTGTGTGCGCCGTTAGACTGTGATTACAGCCGTTTTGACGAAGACTTTGACTTATCCTATACCCCGGATATAATATGCAAATTACCGGCAAATATGAGCCTTACAGAGCCATGTGACAAATGGGAAGAATATATTGTCGAGATTAAAAGTGTAAATACATACACATACAAAAAACAAAAGTATCATGCATCTGGAAGAAAGCAATGTCAGTTGTATATGTATCTTACCGGAATACATAAAGGAATTGTTTTGTGTGATGATAAAAACACACAGGAATTTAAGGTGTACCGATATGATTATAACCCGGCAGAGATCGCACCATATATTCGCAGACTTGAAAAAATACAGGAATATAAAGAGCAACTTGTTTTGAATAAAAAGTTAGTTCCAAGAATTCCGCAATGTTCTTGTTATGGAAGTAAAAAAGCACAAGAATGTCCTATGCGTGATGTGTGTTTTAGAAAGTCGAAGGAGCGTTTAAAATGATAATGTTAGAGAAAATCAGTTATTTATTATGGAATTTGATTGTAATTTGTGCAGAAGTTGCTGGATTTTTGTTTTTGGTAGTGTTTATTGGTTCATTGGTATTGTTTATTTATGCTGTTGTTGCGGCGTTTGTTGTTGAAGCAAAGAAAAGATTTAAAAAATAAGAGTAGAATAATGAGTAAATATTGTAAAGCATACGCACTCCGTGTAACATATTTAGATTGTTTGGAGTGCGAAACAAAAGAATGTAAGCAGAAAGGAGATAACATGGTAAAACGCTATCTTATGTTAGAGCCGGGTCAGGAAGTTTTTCTTGTGTTTGCAAGTAAGCGTGAAAAATATAATGATAATGTTATTTGCAAATGCATTGTAAAGTATGCGACCGTATACGAAGAAACAACGGTATACACATTAAAGTTAAAAAGTATTGTAGCCGGAAAAAGAAAAGAACATGAAGTTAGATTTTGGGTGAATACATTCATGTGTGAAAACAGTAACATTGATACAGGAACACGAAACAAACCAAACAGATACCCTGTATTCACAACGAAGGAGAAATGCTTGGAGTGGTTGAAAGCATGAAGAAGATGGGTTGTGCAGAATGTTGTTATTTAAACAAAAATAAAAAGGAGCAAACAAAGGGACAAAAGTTCTATAGATATGGATGTAGTAACAATTTAAGCGGTTATATTATAGGATGGATTTCAAAAGACAGCGAACTTAAAACAATGGGGTGTAGCTATTGCAACAGAATAGAAGCTGGAACACTGTTCAAACTAAAATCAGAAGAACATGTATATACAATCCTATATTGTGGGAAAGTAGGTAATGAATATCTTTTATATAACCAAAATCTTAAAACATTTAAACTTGTAAAAAGAACATGGTTTTCTGAACATATAAAGAGAATTCAATTTTGTGAATGTAATGATACAAAGATGAACACGAAGGCAGATAAAATAAGGTTCAGAAAGAAACTGGCAAAAGCTAAAAAAGAAAGGTACATGAGGGAACATGGTTGTAATAGGAATTGACCAATCATATACAAGAACAGGAATTACAATATTACAAGACAAGAAAATATTAAGAATGAAATCAATCAATTTTGAAGAATGCAAAAACAACACAGAAAAACGATTAGCAATCTATACATATCTTGAAACAATATTCAAGCGCAGATTAAAGAAACAGATAGAACAAAATGATGTAATTATTATAACAGAAAGAATCAGATTGCGTTCTCAAGGGTTTTTATCAGAAGCATATATTAAATCAACAGGGGCATTAATAGCAACAATCATAGATGTAGCAAGATTATATAATGTTCCAGTTTATTCAGTAGATACACGTAGTTGGAAAGGTCAGATGGTAGGTGATAGTAAACCATTACAAAACCCATATGGAATTAATCCAGAGAAGTATCGTACAATCTTATATATGCGTGATAAAGGACTTCTAAAGTACATAGCCGAGGAATATAAGGGTAGGGGAAAGAAAGGCGTAATAAAGGTCAAAATAGACGGTCAGAGAGTACCTTGTAAAATCAATGATGATTTGGCAGATTCCTATTGTATTGCAATGTATGGGTTTTTGCCAAAAACAAAACAAAAATTAAAAGAAGAAAAGTTTTAAAATGGGAACACGTTTGTGTTCCTTTTTTGTTGACAGAAAACAAGACAAATGTTATAATGTAATCAGCAGGTGGGGTGGACGCTTAGGACGCAAACAGGCAAGGTGCAATTTTTTAAGTAAAACAAACAAAACAAAATATTTTCAAATATTTGTTGACAAAACAAAACAAATGGTATATTATAGTAATTGTAAATAAGGTATAACAAACAAAGAGGTAGTGAAGAAAATGAAGAGAACAATAACAAATAATGATGTAAATATTAGTTTTAATTCAATAGCAGAAGTAGTAAATTATATTGATACAGTAGAAAGAACACCATTCTATAAAAGTTACCATAAATCAGATAATTATGATTATAATTTTAGAGGTACACATTCAATGGAAGAAGCAAGAGAGCTTTTGTTACATGGTTGGGATGATGGGGCAAAACAGTTAAAAGATAAATTGGATGCAAAAGTCAATGTAAATAATATTGGATATAGGAACAAAACATCTTATGATGTTACAGGATTTCAGTGTAGTGTTCCAAGATATTTACAAGGTATTCCAACAAATATGATAAATAATAAAAGAGTAGTGAAAAAACAAAAGGTTGTAAATATAACAAAAGATTTTGGTTATAGTGGTATAACATCAAAAGAAACGATGATGCATGAAAGTATAAAGTTTTTACAGGCTGTAGAAAAACTTGAACAACAGGGAGTGCGTTGTAATGTTTTTGTTAGTTTCGTTTCAGAAAATCCTGAAACTAATGGATATATTGATGTCAGAATGAAAGTAAAAGAAAGTTCACAGCGTATGAACTTAAAGCAACTTGCATTTCCATTAGCACATCCAAGTATGTTTAGAAGAATAACATTTGCTTTAATTGAAAGAATAGAAGATTGTCAAAATTTTGGAGCTGGTTATGGACTTTGTACGAATTGGGAAGATGTAAAATATTTATACAAGGGTGAATATTATGTGCCAAGAAATGTTAAGGAAGAAGAGATAACAGATATAGAAAAATACAAGGTGCGTTAATTTGCACCTTTATTTTTTTTTAATTTGTTGTTGACATTTGTTTTGGTCTATGTTATTATAATTACAGAAACAAGATAACAAAACAAAAACAAATGTGAAGGAGAAAATAAAATGATGAAAACGAGAGAATTTGAAAGTGTAAAATTCAACAAGGAAACAAACAAAATTGAATGTGCAACAAAAACTGATTTTGGTACAGTAGTAATTAAAAGAACACCAAGAAGACATACAGCAGAAATCAGAGAGGAAATGCTAAAAGGCATTTACAGTTTTGAAATTCAAGGAATCATGTATTGTTACAAAGTTGTAGATTGCAATGGAAACATGGAACAGTATAGAGAACCAGAAGATTTCAGAAGCGAAGACAGAACAACAAACATGGTAAGAAGGTCTGGAAGACATGAAGTAAACAAAGATAAAACAATTCTTACTATTCCAGAAGTTAAACCTGTAAAAGTAAAACCTGTTGAAGAAAAGAAAGAAGAAAAG